CAATACCTGAAAGAGTGTTATAGAACCCACGGTGAAGTCACGACATCGTTACTAAACAGTCCTGACACACCATACCCGACACAGGTGACATACCACAATCGATTCGGCGGTCTTTACGAAGCACGAGAGCGTGCCGACATACCACATCCCGACAGAGGCGCACCAGATTCCTACACACGCGCGCGCGTGATCAAAGAGGTATCAACCCACCTTGAGCACCACGACGGGCTTCAGGCGCGCGACCTTGGCGCTAAGAACGGACTACCATCATATTCGACCGTCCGTGAACACTTCGCCGGGTTAAGCGAGCTACTCGATGCAGTAGAGGAATATAACCGAAACATTTAAATAGTATTATAAAGTTGTGTTATGTATATACATGGCGCAACGGTGGGTCTCATTCGACCACTTGCAGCGACATCGTGGGTATGGCTCACGAGAAGCATCTGAAGACTGGTTAGATGAGAACAGCCGAATAGACGATAACAAGTGGACATCGTCTCAAACAACGTTTTGGCCGGACAACACAGACGGGCTCGGGGAAGAACTACCGGATCATATTCAGCGACGGTTCAAACAGCTTAGAAAGCAACACGATAGATTCGCGGAAGAAGGAGACACATATAACCGAAAGACGACGATACGATATGGTCACATCATGAACGATGTATATACATTCTGTAACATATGCGAGCTTCCCGCATATCAAACAGAGTATGTTGCGTCAATCATAAAAACCGCCAACATATCGTCCAACGTGTTCGGAGGCAAGAGCTACGAGAAGATCATCCTTGCTGTGATGTCACTTGTTGTCGACCGCGACATCGAGACCACAGATAACCTTGACACACGACTGATCGTTCAAGACAGCTTCAAGGAGTTGATGGATGCAGTCGGCTTGGGGATGACGGAGTTGCGGCGGGTTCGGCGCACGGTGCAACAGCGAATCGACCTACACCATCAGATACCTATATAAAGTATATAAATAACACGACGAGGTGCATGGGGTCGGGATCACTTAAATACTCCGACGCACATTAGATATATATGAGCTGGTTATACCATGCCAAACCGTGAACAAGTAGAAGGAAAGTGCAATGCCCGCGTCAAGCAGATCCCTGAGGACTGGGATGTAGACGAGGCATATTGCAACAACCCACAGGGGTTCCGTACAGGACACCTCGGTGAGGGACGATGTTATCTCCACGGCGGTTCAACACCGAAAGGTATGGTCAATGCGGAGAAGCACGGGCTGTACACAAAGCGACAGAACTACTATAAGCACCGATCAGAATCCGAGCGTGCATGGATTGACGCAGTGGTCGAGTCCTTGCTGGACGATATGCCGGGTGGTGACGATGATCCATCGTTCGCCAAGTTACAGATGGTCCGTAACATCGCGATCGATATGCATAAGGCACAGAACGCGAATGATTACATCGATCAGGTCGGTATCGTCGAACGAGACAAGACGGTTGGATACACCGAAGATGGTCGACCGATCAAAGAAGATCAAGAGAATACCATCAATATCGCATACGATCGATTGACACGCACGCTCACACGACAGATGAAGGAACTCGGCATCTTGGATGACCCTGAGTCGCAGAAGGCTGAATCACAGCAAAATATCGCCGACGAACTGTCAAAGCTCCGTGCAGCACGGGAGGCAGGCGGCGAGTCATAGAACCGCCGCATGATATTAGAACGATTCAGTAGCGGGTATTTCAAAACACGATTGGCGATTGTACCATACGAGGGGGGACCGGCGATAGACGCCGCAGTGCATGAATACATCGATCGGACACTGTATGCACCATCTGATACTGATCCGATGTTTCGGTTCTCCCTTGACCGTGGAAAACACTTCCAACCAACACCGGAATACTCGATGCCTGCAGATACGATCGGTGTGCCGAAGGAGTGGTATGATTTGTACAATATCAGCGCAACAACAAAGAAGCAACCTGTGTTTGTGTTGAAGCCAGGATACGCACACCTTATGGAACGAATGGAGGATTTCTATGACAGACGTGGACGCTGAACGACTACTTGACGAACCGTCATATTTCGTCCGACATTATCTCAAGGACGAACCATTTTGGTATCAAGAGGAGTTCATGGATCATGACTCGAACAGAAAAGCGTTCGTGTCGGGTCGGCGGGTGGGAAAGTCTCGAACGGCATCGTGGATGGCGCTGTGGTATGCTATCACGCATAGCAACGCCGAGATACTTATCACTGCAAAAGCGCAGCGCCAGTCCACCGAGTTGTTCAATCAGGTCAAGAAAGACATCCGGACAAGTCAGATAAGCGAAGATGACTGGGGGATCACACGACAGACGCGCACCGAGATAAATTTTGACAACGGATCCCGTGTGAAGTGTCTCCCAGTCGGGACGGATGGCGCAAATATCCGTGGTTTTGGTACCGATCTGTTGATCGTCGACGAGGCAGCATTTATCCCAGACCGTATATTCAAGGAGGTGTTAGCACCATTCCTGGCTGTTGGTGACGGGACATTTGTGCTGTTGAGTACACCACTCGGGAAGAATGGCTATCTCTACGACAGATTCAACGAGGCACGCGGAGACGGGCACGGGAGTGATCCAGATACGAACTGGTATGCGAAGCAGGTTCCAACGAGTGAGAACCCGCTGATTGATGAGGAGTTCATCGAACGACAGAAAAGACAGTTGTCGTCTCGCCAGTTCAAGCAAGAATACCTCGGCCAATTTGATGAGAAAGCGAACTCGTTCTTCACACGCGACGACTTGATGAACTGCGCTGTGGCACATGTCGATAGACAAGCAAATGACCCAGTGTTTCTTGGAGTTGACCTCGCAGGACAAGGTGCTGACGAATCCGTGTACACATCTATCGACGCCAGCGGAAATATTTTTGACATCAGCGTAACGACCGACGGGTTGTCGGAATCAATGCACCATGTGAACATTCTCGACAATAGATATGACTACCGCCGTATTTTACTGGATTCTACTGGACTGGGCGAAGGGCCCGTTGAACAGCTACAAGCACTGATTGGGCGTAAGGTCAAAGGATTCAAATTCACAAACGAGAAGAAACAAAGTCTTTATAATACACTTAAAAGCGAATTGCAGAATGGTGATCTTGCATTTGAGTTTGTTCCTGGGAAAGACCGCGCAGAGAACAAGATGTTCAATCAAATGCTTGAATTACAATATAAGTACACACAGACTGGGCGTGTGAAAATATACCACCCGCCGGGCGGATACGATGACTACTGTGATTCACTCGCACTTGCTGTGTGGTCACGAAGTCAAAAGAATATGGCACGCGTTGACAGCGGTTCGATGCGTCCATTCACACTCGGTAGCCTACGATAGGTACATTGCCGATGACGCATAGTAGAGTACAACTATTGCAGAGGAATTAGGTACCTAATAACTCAATAGGATTTAGAATAATGAGCGCAATTTTGACAGATTATGGAGAGGAATGGTTGATGAAGACCGATGTCGACAACACAACAGTCGATGTTGGACTCTTCGATTCGAACACAGACACGATTACAGATCCCAGTGATGTTGCAGATGTGACCAGCGAGCCAACAGGTAACGACTATGCTCGTGCAGAGTCGGTCGCTGTTTCTGCGTCAGACATCAGTGGTAATTGGGGCATCGATAATGACGCGAAGATCACATTTTCGGTCGGCGATGCGTCAGAAGATGTTGATTCGTATTTCTTCGTTGCTAACTTCGCAGCGAGCGGCGACAGCGGCACCCCAACCGATCACCTTGTTCTGACCGGCAGCCTTTCGCAGACGTATGATCTTAACAGTGTTGATACACTTGAGATCAGTGCGAATACAGCTGGCGTCACTGTTAACTGAATAAACAAACACACAATCTCGATACATTTTTATGACACTAGATCAGACAGCGAACTTTGTCCGAGTGGGCGTCAGTGGCTCGCACGATGACATTGCGACTACCGTTACACTAGCACAAGGAGACGCATCTGTACTTCCAGATCCGTCAAATGGAAAATATAATCTGGTGTGGTTTGATGCTGGTACATTTGCGCGGCCAGACGAGGACCCGAATGTCGAGATTGTACGCGCGCAAAGTATCGACACACAGAACGATACGCTGCTCGTCAGTAGAGGTGAAGAATCTACGAGCGCATCCACAAAGAATACCGTGGGTGGAGAGTATGTCTTGGTTCTTGCTCCAACCTCGAAGATGTTTGATGATATTGCAGCGGGTCTGTACACAGATACAGATGCGGTCAATGCAATAAATAACGAAACATCACTTGATGTGAGCATCACAGGAGATGCTGATACACTTGATGGCGTTCAACTTGCAAATATCACGTGGAGCGACATCAACATCGATCAAAGCGATGTCAACTACTCAGATCTTGGCAATGCGGATGCTGCTATCAACCTGAATGGAAACGATATTGTTGACGGTGTTGATACCGTGTGGGATGCAACCGCGTCCAACATTCCACAATCTCGACTAGAAAATGACAGCCTTTCTGTTGCAGGCAAGACCGTTTCGCTTGGTGGATCTACTTCTATTGCACACAGTGATATTTCATCGGTTAATCCAGATGACCACCACACAAAATATACCGATGCAGAGGCGGTTTCGGCGGTTAACAATGAGACAACGCTCAACGTAGACATCAGCGGTGATGCTGCGACGGTTGGTGGTCAATCAGTCAATGACTTTTTCACTTCGTCTGGTGGTACGCTTACAGGCGCATTACAGGTTGAAGATGATGTTGATTTTGCATTTGGCACAGATAATGATTTTATCATGGAGTATGACTCTGTAAACGATGAACTTCTTATATCAGACTCAAACAATAATGAGCTGCTCCGTCTGCAAAAGGGTGCCCCAGCGAAGTTCATTCAAGGAGCAGAGGTGGGTCCTCTTGAAGGACAGTCAAATACTGTAACATCTATTGCTGACGTTGCTGTGACATCTAACGCTTCCGTTAATACTGAAGTTGGATACAGTTTTGATATTGATTCTCAATCCGTTCTTCGTGTCAAGTCATTATCAGATGGATTGGGTGATACCAATAATTCGCATATTGAAATCGATGGTGATATTGAAGCATCTGGAACGTTAACTGAAAATGCATCATTATAATCATGGCTAATACAGACATCACCGGAACAGTATTTGATAAAGATCTTTCTCCGCAGTCTAATGCTACGGTTGGATTGATGCTGGCTGATATTGATTCTGAGGTTGTATATACAACAACAGATGCTAATGG